CCAACTCTTATTGTCTTCGGCTCATTAACCGTCTCCTTGCCGCTATCTTTAAGATGAACTTTTTGAAACTCTATATTATACATCCCAACAAGGGTCCTCTTCCCCTCAATATTGCCATCAAGACGTACCTTACGCATTGATGGAATTGATTGTAATCCTTTAAACTGATCTAACATTCGAGTATGTTCTTCTCCAACTGAATTAAATACTTCTACAAACCTCTTGTCGCTTTGTCTATAAGAAGCTCCTATTACAGCCTCCATCCCCAAATCTTTTTTCCAGTTATCCTCAACCTCTTTACGCGTCTCTCCAGGAGTATACTTCTTCGGCTTTTTCGGAGCTGGAGGCTTCAACATTGGTGAGATTTCTTCCCATCCTGGCTGCCTCCATTTCGAAAATACAGACGGATCAATATAGCTTTGAAGTGCTATTGTCGGCGTATTTCCCAATTTCGTACTAACAGTTTTCGCAACATCCTTAACCTGCTTCTTATACTCAGCAAATGTCTTCGGCGGAGACATCGTACTTATCGTATCAATAGCAGTTTTCGTTCCAACCATTGTACGCATATCTTTCGTTTTAAACTTACCACCATCTAATGAATGCGTATAGTCAAGCAACTTCGTACTATCGGTATCGAATAGTCTCCCATCCTTCCCAGCTGCTTTTGCACGCTTCTTCAAATCGTCTGCAACAGTAGGATTGGTAATAGGTATATCTAACGAGACACCCTTCTTACCTACAAACTGCAGTCTTACTTCACCTCCTTTGATAACTACGTGCCGTCCCTCTAAAGTCGTTGCACCATACGCCTTCTGCTTCGCCATGGTGTCACGGTCGCTACCTGGTCTGATGCCAGTATCCATAATGAGAGAGATACAAGAAGCATCCTCTTTTTTGGCCTGATCTCTCAGGTTCTTGGTGTTCTCCTTTATGATACTATCCCTCTTCTTCAGTAGTTCCTGGGTTCGCGCAAACTTTACTTTTGCAGCATCAGCCCAATGCTTCTCAGAATAAATTCTCTGGTCTCTTCCCTTACTGTCTTTACCAGATACAACAAGGTCTGCGTTTGGATCTAAGTTGACTTTAACGTCAACCCACTTCGGCGGTATCTTCATACCTGCAATGTGAGGTGGCAGCAGTTTCCCCGCTTCTGTTTTCCACCCGTCTTTGCCGTAAACTAATCCGACAGGTTTTGGAGGCTCTTTTTTCGCAGCAGATACTGATGGTGCTTCAGTTCCTTTCGGATAGTAGTTCTCAAATACGACTTCATCTTCCCCTTTTAAATGTCCTTGCACGAACTTAATAGGAACGCCATGAGCATCTGATATCTTCTTAATAGGGTTGTAGTATTTGTCAATATCATCTTTCGACCCAACACTAACAATCATTTGTTCGATATCTCTTTTGAGATCAACACCACCGTGTACTTGCGCTTCGATATAGAGCGACTTCGGATAATATCCTTCTGCACTCATTCGATTTGTAAGTACTGAAGGATGCTTGTCGAACGAGTTTGTCTGCATTAAATCAGTATACGAAATCTTACCGTCAGCATAATCCGTTATCGCCTGCTTTTGTTCAGGAAATCGAGCATTTAACAAAAATTGGTGCGTTAACATACCGTTGTCTTTCGCAGTACAGACAGATAATTTATTTACTTTCATTATTGCAGACGAATTATCAACAGACAATGTAACACGGTCTTTCACTTCCTGCTTCAGTTTGAACGCAATATTTCCGTATTGACCAGAGCCCAAGTGTGAACCGTCGTCAACATATCCATACTGCGGACGTTCTTTTGCAAGCTCCTCGGTTAAGTTTCTCCCAGTTTTAAGGTTTAGATAGTCATTATTTCCTGCTTGGTAAGCACTACCAAACAGCATATTTTCCCACATATCTCTAATCCCATCCTTCTCCGGAGATATTGCTCCTCCAGAAGTCGGAGTTCCTGCGGCAGCCACTTCGAATTGGTTTATGAGTTTTCCTGTCTCTAATACGCCATTAAACGATTTGCTATATGGCTGTAAATTACGATTGATACAGATAGGTGCGTCTTTATAAAGACGATCTGAGAGTCCTTCAACTACTTTGACGTCCCATTCAGTTCCTCTTTCGTCTACAATAAAACCATCCTCAGATGCCTCGTATAGTAGCATTTTCCCTAACTTTGTTTGATGGTCGATAGCACGTTGCTGTCTCACATTAAGACCTGGCTGGGAGAGTTCGATCTTACCAGGCTTTGACTGCGGTATTACTTCACCTTCTTTTTGCTCGTAAGAACCGACGTATTCGTCAAGATACTTCTCAATAGGAGCTGGCAGCATTCCCCTCTGATATTTTGGGTGAGTATACATATTGAACGATTCAGCGAACACTTCTTTCGCGCTCATTTTCGTTCCAATTTGCTCACCGGTCTTGTCGTCGTAAACACCTACGCTTTGAGACGATGCATACGTTGAAATCTTCTTACTAACTTCGGCGAAATTAATTTCATTGTCATCAATTAGCTTTTCGAATTTATCCCTGTTTTCAACGTCATTTGAGAACCATACCCTATGCCCAACCTCATGTCGAAAGATCCCAGTCCGCTGACTATGTCCAACGCTCCAGATATTTTCCCCTGCAAGTAATTCTGGATCCTCTATGGCAGATAAATTCCCATTACGATTCTTCACATCTTCAGGGCGAATGTAGATCGATTTTCCTACGTGGCATCCGTCAAACGACTTCTTAAAAAAGCTGTAACTTGCACCGTCTGTTAACGATATCTTCTCGATATCGTTAAGTCCAGGTAGTCCAGGATACTTCTGCTTTAATACAGATAGCTCGCCACCTAATGCGTTTAATGTGGCAACAGATGCAGCCTCCTTCTTCTTATCAGCCCATACCCCATCGACCTCTGCAGCAACTCCGTGCATACTACTGAACTGCTGTATCGCAGTAGCTACTGTTGGCTGATTGCTCCAGTTACCGCGAAACATAGATGGAGTAGTAGAAGTCGTAGGTAATACTCTCTGATCAGACTCAGGCGCATACTCCATAGGACTAATAATAGGTTCTGGTGCTGTTAAATCGTCGTCTGGATTCTTAAAGTTCCCCTTGATTTTAGTGCGTTTACCATCCATTTCTCTGCAACGATCGCAGAGCCTTTCATCCATCCCAACTATCCACTCTTTCCCCGCTACCACCCCGCTCTGTTCATACGTTTCTACTGCTGCCATATTGCTTGCACGGATAGTCTCTGTTCTCGCTATCATCTTTGCACGCCACTTCTCGGCAAGCCCAAAGACAGATCTAACCCGCTTTGCAAGATCGTTTATGTTCTCGCCTTCAGCCATCCCCGCTGTAAGCGTTTTACGTAAGCTATTCTCTGTCGTGGTATTTATATCTTCAGCAAACTTAAATGTGTAATCGCGTAACCATGTCTTAACGTTCGGATTCTCAACGTCAAATCCCATCTGCATATTCGGAGATACTGACGCTCGAATCTGGCGCATAACATCAGAGCCTTCATTACGAACAAGCTCTTTAAAGAACTTCGAGCCCAGTTCTCTGAGCTTATCGTTCCACGCCTTCTTATCGAATATCCACAGGTCAGAGATGTCCTTCATCACTATGGATTTCTTATTCACCCCCATCATATTTAAAATTACTTCACGCTCCTGGGCCTTGAACACATCAATAAGGAGTGTATGTAATTCTTTTTCGTAGGGTAAGACCCGTTTCACATACCTGGTCCAATAGGCGTTGCGAAACGGGTCTTCTATCTGATCTAAAACAAGCTGTGCAATTTTTTCTGCGGTATTCATGCTTAGAGCTCTACGCCCAATCTGTTGTTGACCTGTCTTATCACCTCGTCGATAAACTCCTCAACGCTGCCTTCAGATAAGCTCTTACCACTGTTAACATTGACGGGTTCAGGGATTGTAGGTTTAGCAGGATTGACTGCAGGAGCGACTGCATTTTCGTCGAACGGAATCATACCGCTTTGTACTATTGGTTTATTGCCCCAAGGAACTGGTGGCAGTCCATTCATCTCTCTTTCGATGTTTACAGAACTATATTGGTTCTTCAGATTTGTATCGCGCTCTTTAATGGCGAGATCTCTGTCCTCTGGGATTGGATTATCAAACGCAACAAATAGCCGCTCGTCATATAACGGCATTACACGTTCATTAATCTTCTCCTCAATCCGACGCAGCCTTGGTAGTATCGTATCGCGCTGATACTGTCTTTCCCCAACTTCAGCATTGGCAAGGTTTACTGCTTCAGTGGTCAACTTGGAAACTGGCACGCCATAAGCGGCAGCTATTTCCTCTCTGGTGATCTTACGCCCATCTCTAAACGACAATTCTTTCGGGGTCATCGTGATAGGCTCGTACTTCAACCCCTTCTCCAACACAACAGTCTTTCCAGCATTCGCCACACCGCCATAGTTTTCCGCCCACTCCCGCTTCAACCTGGCGAACTCCAAATCATTCAATCCCTGTTCGGTCCATAGAACGCCTTCTGGCCTTGCGTTGTTATTCAGCAAGGTATTCTCAAAGTCGCTCATAGCAGCGTTCAACACTACTGCTTTGTTCACTGCTTCGACAGGTGAATGACCATAGATCATAGATGTAGGTGATGGGAACTTGAAGTGACAAATCTCTTCTGGATCAAAGGGGATAATAACTGCGCCTCTGCGATATACATAACCAGCAACGAGTCTATCCTTTCCTGTTACTACTTGCATATACTGCGGAGGTAGAACCCATAACTGGGAGGGAGTGTTCAACTGATTTCTAATTATATACCAGTATGCGTTCCCAGTTAGCTCCTGGAACAGCTCTGTCAACTCGAACAAATCAAAGCGGTTCTCGTAAGGGTTAACATTTTGCATCAGATCAATAAACGGATGCGATACAACTTCTTCGACGTTATCAGCTAACGTCAGCTTCTTCTGCAGACCAGGATTTCCCATAACCCATCTTTTCTGATTTACATTCAGGGTCTTGGTTCTAACCAACTTCTTACTATCATTCCCGTTCGTCGTAGACGCATATAATCGTAGTGGAACAGAGGCAACAGCTTGCGCATTCTTGTTCGCACACACGTATACCCACGACTTATACGAGTCAACCTGTGCCTGGGGATTTCCTGGTCTCGAAAACAAACTGCCAATCTCCCACGGCATTACCATCATGCCCACTTTGTTGTCGCCGACAATAGCGGGCACAGCAGCTTTACGTAAAGACAACTCATAACCCAGTATTTTCATATAGACTCCTGTTTACCTTGGTTTCGGTTTTGGTTTAGGTTTGCAGCCCATAACCTTTCCTCCTATGTTAAAATTAATATATCCCAATACTGCACTTACATCGATTTTCATTCCACTCATTTTCAGATGCCGGTCAATATGTCGTCCTCAATCGAGCGGAGGTTATCGTAAATACTATTCCCGGCTTTCAGCTCTGCGGTTAAACTCCTGATCCTGGGCTTCCCTGCTTGTATCATAAGCGCATGGGAATACAGGGCGTATCGAATCGCATCCATAGTATGATCATTGAACTTAATCGGCTCGTCAATAACCCTACCGTTCCTATCAGTCTTATAGCTATACCCTCTAAACTCCTTTATTATATTCGGCGAGTCAGCAGTAACTAACAGCGAAAACCGCTTGACCATATCAATCCCATCCTTGACAGACTTGTCAGACTCCTTCACATAGAACCCGGCATCCTTTATCTCCTGTATTCTTTGGGGCTCAGCAACATCAGCATATATTGGAACAATCTGTCGCTTATCTTCTGGTATCAATAAGCGTAACTTGATAATCAAATCAGAGTTCGTCAATCCGCTCTGGTAAATCATCTCCTTCAAGCTCGCCTCAAAGCTGTCAACCTTGCATCTAATCAATGTCGTCGGATTATTATAGCCAAAGTCAAGACCGTATATTTCTTCCCCATTTCCGAGTTCATTATTATGTATCTTCCAGTTCGAATATATGACGTTCTGCAACGTACCCCATTCACCCAACGTATATATCTTATAGAAGTTCTCGTCCTGTAAACTTAACTGCTTTATCATGTCGATGTAATCAGTCGACAAA